GCTTCCGGCAAGATCAGCCGCACCAAGCCCTGCGCTGGCGTGGTCTGCACAGTCACCGGATAGATCGTCCGGGCTTTGATGTCGCTGACAGTTGCATTCACATCCCATCCCACAAACGACCATGGCGTGGTCTGGGCGGTATCACTGAACAGCTCAAATACCTTCAGGGCATCAATCCCCTGCTCCATCCCCCAGGTTTCGTTTTCGACCCAGGCCATACTTCAACCTTGCTGCTCCAGCTTTCCGTCCGTCGCACCTCCCAACGCAAAAGGGCCCCGAAGGGCCCCAATGCTTGAACCGCCTATGGGTTTACTCGCCGGGAACCAGGTACACCGTGTTGGTGCCAGCCGGAGCGGCGGCGCCATTGGTCACGGTGCCAGTCGCCGAAGCGCTGGTGATGTTGCTCTGGGTCGAGGCGTAGCTGAAGGTGGTGGAGGCCACCGCCGTGATGGTGAAGGTGCCATTCACCAGCGGGTTGCTGCAACCCACAGTGACGATCTCACCGACCAACATCGTGTGGGCAGCGGACAGGGTGATCGTGGCCACGTTGGAGGTTAGGGCCACGTTGCTGATGGCCAGCGTGCCGGTGCCCGGGCGAAGCCGCACAGCAGCCACTCGAACATCACCGGTCAACGAACCAGCGGCCTTGACCGCCTCACGGATCTGCTTGCCGCTGACGGCGACCTCGTTGATCTGACCGGCGGTGGCGGTCACCACACCGATATTGGCGTAGGTGGAGGCGGAACTGAGGGCAGCACCCTCAGCCACGTTGGCAGCTTGGAGCACGTAGCCACCAGAGGCGCCAGAACCACCGGCAGCGACCAGCTTCCATTCATCCTGGGCAGCCAGGTTGGTGGTGAGCAAGCGAGCGGCGCCGGTGCGGGTTTCGGCAGCACGGCCACGGGCGCCGGCTTTGACGGCACCGAGAAGGATGGTTTCAGCATCCACTTGATAGCCCCTTCGGGGGGCAAGTCCAGTAGAACGAGCCATTAGTCAGTACCTCAGGAAATGGATAGATGAAGCGATGATTAAGCGGTCACCGCAGCATCGGTGATCCCGTAGGCACGAGCGGCAGAACGACCATTCATGATCGCCATCCCGATCGACCAGTCAATCCGGGTGCGATCGACGGGAGCATCAGGCACTTCGCCGAACTCCTTGATGTCGATGCCGTAGCCCTGGGCGGCAGGGCCCTGGATGCCGGTGGTTTGCAGATCACCAAACGTCACGCAGTAGATACTGGTGGAGCTGGAGGTTTCGGTGAAACCTTGGATCTGCGTGTTCTGGGCATTGGTGTCGGTGACAACAATGCGAGCATCGTTGTACATCGTCACCCGACGACCAAAGGCATCCTGCTCAAAACTGATGAAACCACCGATGGAAGTGTTGCGGGCGGCAGTAGTAAGGCGCCGACGCATCTTCTTGTTCATCAGCAGGATCTTGTTGTCGCCATCGACAGCATCAATCAGTTCATCAAGAGCCGTCAGCGACAGGGCGCCGTTGACGTTGACCGCCTGGGAGCTGCCCGTGTTGACGCGAACCTTGAGGCCATCAAAGGCACGGGGATCACTTGACTCATCGCCGTTGATCACGTAGTCCTCGAAGGTGAGGCGCATGGAGCGCACCTTCATTTGGATCTGCTCAGCCTTGGCCTGGGGCCCGTAGTTTTTGATGCGCTGGATGTCCACATCGATGTCGCCACCGAAGAACTTCAGCCGCTCATACTGCGGATTGATGACACCGTAGGTTTCGTCGTAGGTTTCGTTGTAGCCACGGAACCCAACGGAAGGAAGCTCAGCTTCCACGGCATAGTCCAGACCGCCCTGCACATTGCGGAACGGCATGATGCCGATCAGTTCAGATTCAGCCAGTTCACGAATAACGGCCACCCGTTGAGGATTTGTCTCCTGCTTGGCAGCCTCCAGAATGGTTAGTCCCATGGGGAAAATTCAGGTGAAGGTCGGGGGTGGCATCACGCCGGTTAATTCACCGCAAGGCATCACGCCGTGCTGATTGATTTGGGACCGGCCTGGGCATCACGCCACCGATCGGTCCCTGTTGTTGGAACTTTCCGGGTTCCTAAGCCGCGCCTCCGAAGGCATCGGAGAACAGCGAGCCGAGGGGCTGGGCCATCAGGTCTCTGCCGGTGCTGACGCGGCCATCACGGCTGCTGCGGGCCCCGCCGCCGGTGCCCATGGCGGGCTCAAAGTTGCGGCCCCACACGGGATCGGATTGCAGGCGGCCCAGCCACTTGGTGGGTTCAAACCGCTTGCCGGTTTCGGAGTCGATCTCCGGGTTGCCCTTGGCATCAACTACCACCAGGGCACCGTCCTCGATGCGGAAGTGAGCGCCGAAGCGGGACCACACCGAATCAAAGGGGGTGGAACCGTCAATGGTGCTGGCCACCATGGAGCCCTTGGCGCCGATGAAAGCCTTCTCGGCCTGCACCCGGACCAGCTCCCGCTGACGGGCCTCCCGTTCGGTTTGCAGCTCAGCGTTGGCCTGCTGTAGCTGGGTCGAATACTTGGATTCGATCTGCTCCCGTTCCAGGCGGGATCGCTCTTCAATCAGTTGCCGCTCCTGCAGGGCCGCTGCAGCCTTGGCCTCAGCAGCCCGCACGGCGTCGGGATTGGTGGTGGTCAGCTCCTTGAGTTGCGCCTCCAGTGCGCCCAAGCGGCGGTCCTTCTCGCGGTTGGCATTGCGCTCACGGTCAAGGGTGTGGCGCAGGCGGGACAGGTCATCGCCCTCGCCTTCACCAGTACCACCGGCAACAGCACCAGCAGCACCAGCGGCACCTGCCCCGGTGCCAGTGCCATCTCCACCTTCGCTACCAGGCTCTGGGCTCTGGAGCGGTTGAAACCATTGTTTGGTCATGCTTCGGGGCATCACGCCCGCGAACTACCCCGGAGCTTTCCGGCTTAGCGAGAGGCTTGTGGCTTAGGTCGCTGACGGCGTTGCTGCTCGCGTTCGGCAGCGGCCAGGCGGTTAGCAAGCTGGCGGGTCTGGACGGTCTCTAGGAGGGTTTCGATGGAATCGGGCTGGGGGAGGTTGGTCATTGCAGGGTTATTCAGAATAGTCAGGAAAGGTCCAGGTATAAGTTTTTGTTTCTGTTATGCCTGGATAATTACGACCTACAAAATCGTAGATAGGGGAAAAGGTATTAAAACCAGGACTTCCTACACTATTTTTATCTTCTGTAAAACCAATAACTATAGCTTGATTTCCTCCTATTCCCGTACTTTTGGGCTCAAATGTAGCCTCAACTTTATCTCCAGGTTGAGGCTCAGCAAAAACATTGTTGTCAATTACAACTACTATCCAATTAAAAATAATAGGAACGGTATAGAATGGAGAAGGAATTAGTCCATAAACTAAATCTGCTTGATCATACCTAAACGCATTGACAGAAGTTTTGCCGGATACAAAAGTTTTGTCACTATTGATTAGTTCTTTTTGTGTTTCTATGTTGTCAGACCAAATAAATAAATAAGCAACCCAAGTATTGGCAGTGCTAGGGGGAACAATTTCACCTACTACAACTCCATTTAATTTGAATATGTGGGGTTCGGGTTGAGCCCATATTTGATAAACATTGTAATATGGAAGAAAAGAAAGTGGATAATAAGAGGGCCCTGCCGTATTTGGTGTATAAAATTCTACAAAATTTTGTCCATTTGCCATTGGCTGTCCACTAAGGCGAATTGCTATATATGGGGTCTTGCCAGACAACACAAAACTAGGTTCGTCCTTTCTCCTTATTGACAACGGCCCAGGCCGCAAGCTGTCCGCTCGCTTTTCTTCACTTCCCCCGCAGTTCTCAACGGCTCGTTTTGCCTTTGCTCGGTTCTTCAAAATCCGGCACTTGACCACCTCCAGGATGTTCCAGGGCACCGGGTCGATGTCAACGATCAGGCTCATCCCTGAGCCAACAGCAGCACGTAGGTCTTGCTCTGCCCAGATTGCAGCGTCTCCGGGCCCGGCAGCAGCACCACCCGATCGGGATAGGTTCTGCTGTCCACCTGAAGGACGATGGCATCAAACGTAAAGCCAGCGCCAGTGGCAGTCAGCCCCATGGTGAACGCCGGTAGCTCGTACCTTGCGTTGCCACTGTTCCAAGCACCGGCCCCGATCGTGCCGGTCAGCTCGGCATAGCCATTGCCCGCCGTGAGCTTCACCGCATTCCAGGAGCTCATCAGGCTGGCCTGAGTCAGCTCCGTGCCGTTGCGGTAGGCCAGGAACATCCGGTAGGCCTTGCCCTCATAGGCGAGCTGCGCCTGTTTCCCCAGCGCATCCGGCGAAATCAAAACGTCCATGGGTGCCCCTGCTTACCGGAGCTTTCCGCCGTGGCTTTAGGCCGGCGCAGGCAGCGGGATCTCCCAGGTGCTGGCATTCCAGGTCATCGTGCTGGCGCTGCTGACCAGATCGGCGCCATTGTCCACGCAGGCGACCAGCTCATCCACCGACGA